GGCGCTGGAGGGTCGGGTTCTAACGGCAACACTTTTAACAGCGTTGGCGGCGCTGGAGGTAGCATCGTTGACTGTGGTTTGAACGCACATTCAAACCAAGGCGGTTATTCGGCTGGCGGCGGCGCGGTTGGAATTTACGGGGTAACCGGCACTCAAGGAAACGGACAGGCAAACACTGTTTATGGCGGCGCACCAAGCGGCGCTGGTTGTGGGGGCGTTCATGTACCCAATCAAGGCATGTCGAATGCTGGTGGGTCGGGAATAAGCGGCACTGGTAACACGATCACTTGGCAGGCCATCAACCCCGGTTCTCCGATAAATACCGGCACTTTCGGAAGTATTTTCCCAGCCGCTGGCCGTGGTGCGACAGTCCTGTTTGGAGGATTAGGTTCTTCAAACTTTTACGCTGGCATCAATAATATTATCGGATCAACTCCACCCGAACCGGGCGGCGGTGGCGCGGGTTTGCCAAGCCACAGTCGCATTAATTATCGCAAAGGCGGAATGTTTGCGGGCGGCGGCGGTGTAACGTGGGGCAATTTCACTGGTACGGCAGCGAGCGCTGGTGACGGCGGCGATTGCGGGGGCGGTGGTGGTGGCGGCGCAGGTAGGACTGGCGGGTGTAGCATAACCGGTAGCATCGGCGGCATTGGCGCTGTGATTATTGAAATCATGTCACCCAGTTTCTAGGAGAAATATAATGCCAATTTATTTAGTTACTAAAGACGGTAAGACAAACCATATATCCGCTGAAGAATCCTTCGTAGTGGCTCAAGCTTACGATGCTTACGAGCTTGTACCAAATAACGAACCTGAAGAACCTGATTTAAGCGAAGAAGACCTATCCGCTCAGTTATCTAGGGAATGGCGCAATGAAGAATTAAAAAATTCGGATTGGATTGTCGCAGTCACGGATCATCCAGAAAGAGCAGCTTACACAACTTATCGCGCTGCACTCAGAAGCTGGCCCGCTGATGAAGCTAATTTCCCAGACACTAAACCAACACTAGGAGAATAAAAATGCCATTTGTTGGCGAACAACCAAAAAGTGCTGGAGCCGTAAAAGTTTTCGGGCGATCAGCTATTACTGAAATTGATATAGCAGCAGGGGTTTTTACTATTGCCGCTAGATCAGGCTCTATTGAAATAGGAGTTAGCTAATGGCTAATCGTTTCCCACTAGTTGTTGATGCATCTACTAGCGCAATAAAAGAATTACCAACTGGCGACAACCTTGATCTTACGGGATCGGGGATCGTGAACGCTGGTGCTTTTGCTGCAACCTCTGTGACCGTCAGTGGTCAGATTACAGGTGTTACAAACTTAGCGATGACCGGCACATTAACTGGTGCTACTAATATAGGGCTTACTGGTACATTAACCGGCGCTACTAATATAGGTATGACTGGTACATTAACCGGAGGGACTAATACAACAATCAGTGGAACCTTCACTGGAGCGCAAGTTGATATCCTCGCTGAAGGTGACTTGAGATTGCAAGACGCATCTGGCGGTCAGTACGTTGCGCTTCAAGCGCCGTCAACTATAGGTGCTAGTTACACATTAACAATGCCAGCGGATGATGGAGATGCAGATCAGTATCTGCAAACCAACGGCAGCGGAGTATTAGATTGGGCAACCGTTACTGTTCCTCCTTCTGCTTACGCAGCGTTTGCAATTATTTCAACTGCAACAAGTTTAGCGGCATCAGGTCAGTACATCAGCAATAGCAGCAGCGCGTTAACGCATACTCTCCCAGCGGGAGCAGAGGGTTCTTCAATTACTGTAAAGAATAATGGATCTGGTTTAGTGACTTTAGCTAGAACCAATAATGAAAAAATAAATGGGGCAACCGCTAACGCGACGATGCCACAGGGCAATGCAGCTCAACTAGTTTACATTGATAACACAACCGGATGGTTAGTCCTTTAGGAGAATAATATGGCAGTAATTGGATCATCAACCCCAATAAAATCAATACAAAGGGGGAATACCACTTGTGGTAGAAACACCACAGCTACGGCAACCATTAACTCAGTAAACACAAGTAAAGCGTTTGTTACTTGTTCAAATAAAAGCGGTTGGGGAACAGGTGGTCACAATAACACTGGTATTTGGATGGCGAATTCAGTCGGAGGGAGTTGTCGTATAACCGCTGCAACAACACTCTCTTTTGCAGCGGGATATAACTTTCAGTACCACCAACAAACCAGTGGCAATCCGGTTATAGCGTGGGAGGTTATCGAATATGTCTAGTATTTTTTATGCACAGTTAGATAGTGATAATGTTTGTTCAAATATATGTGAATATGGTCAAACATTAGACAATGTACCTTCTAACTATTTAGCTATTAGTACGTTTGATGACAGCCTTGTCGGTAGAACATGGGATGGATCAGCTTGGTCAGAGGTAGTAGAAGCTACTGTTGAAGAGTTAGCCCGCGAGTGGCGTGATATAGAGTTGCTGACGAGTGACTTTGCAGTGCCTCTAACAGATCATCCAAATCATGCTGCGTATATGACTTACAGAGCGGCACTAAGGGGCTGGCCCTCAACCGCTGATTTCCCAGCTACCAAGCCGACTTTGTAGGTAAGTGATTCTAGCTTTTCTACTTATGGTGTCTGTAGACAAAGTTAATTTTGGTGAAGAGCAGGACATGGTGTTTAAAGATATATACAGGTGTTGGCATTTTGCTCGTATCTTTGAGCATGGTGGTCGCTCACCCAACTATACTTTTAAACATGGTAATCCAGTTAAGGCTTATTGTGTTCCGCTTTGGGTTAATAAAGACACTAACTTCCAAGATTAAGTGTGGCACTGCCGTACACCCGAAGGGTGTACAGCATGCCGCATAAAGCTAAACGTTATCTTCTTCCCCTTTTACATATCTATGTAAAGAAAGCAGATTTGGTGGAGCCTTAGTCGTTTCTGCCGGCTCTTCATACGCTAAGTACGCACGCACAGTCCTGGCAAAATCCCTGGCTTCCATTGATACATGGCTTTTAGCTATTGAAATGGCCATTTCTAACACTTGTTCTTGCAGTGTTGTCGTTCCCAGCTCTTCTTGGTATTCAATCGGAAGGTTTTCAACATAACTATCTAATGCCGCTTCGACCTTTGGTATGTCGTAGGCGTAGCATAAGTCATTAGGCTGGCCCTGATGAAAAATGCTGTTTTTGTCATAACCGTCTCTGCGGAATTGTGTACCACTTAGACGTATCTGTTTTCTTAGTTCTACAAATGGATTGGTGTTTTCCATATTTACTTCTCTCCAAGGTTAATACGCTCATCTTACTAAGAATCCTTAATGCTTTAGTAAGCTTGCTGGCTTTATTAATTCTATTTCTAGGTGGAAAGCTAGTACACGCGTTCTGTAAATAGAATCATATTAAGTAGCAGTAGTGCCACACAACACAGTTTAACACGTCATTTTGAATGAGAAATCCAAGAAAACATCGCTTCTCAGCGAGATAATTGGGCTTATTAGTAAATTAATCCTAACCCTCTGAAAGCATAGAGTTATTAGCTCTCTTTTTTAGTTGGTTATAGCAGGCTTACAAAAAAGATATGCCTGTAAGCGTAAGGCTTTTTTAGGTTTTCTAGGATAGGTAAGTATATGAAGTTTGGTGCAATTAAAGGATTAATTGGAGCATTTGCTCCAACAATTGGCAAAGCCCTGGGCGGACCTTTAGGAGGCGCAGCAGCTCAGACAATTGCAGCAGTACTCGGGTGCTCTCCAGATGAAAAGGCTTTAACAACTGCAATAAAAAACGCTACCCCAGAGCAGCTCACTGAAATAAAGAAAGCTGAGCTGGATTTTGAAGTAAAAATGAAGGAGCTAGATGTCGATGTTTTTGAACTTGAAGTGGGAGACACTCAAGACGCTCGTAGAGCGTTTGAGGGTGATTGGACGCCAAAAATTATCGCAGTGGCGTGCGTCCTCTTTTTTGGCGGATATATTTTCACAGTTACACTCCAGAGTCCGGCTGAAAACGATGATGGTATCGTTAATCTTGTGCTCGGCTATTTGGGTGGGCTTGTTTCTAGCATTATAAGCTTCTATTACGGAGCTTCTCATGACCATAAGAAATGACGTCTCAGAGCTCTCTCAGAGCTTTACACAAAGCGCTGTTTTGGAGGTAAGCAGAGTTGAATGCGGGTATAAAAACGCTCTACTGAGTGCTCAGTGGGTTTAACAAACAAAGTTAAGTCTTAACGCTATACCAGGAGGTGATCATCTCCGCACAGGCTCCGGTTACCTGTAGGGACTAAGTGTGGTCCGGCCCTCGCAAGGGGGCTAATACCCTTATATACCGTATTCTCTTAAGAAATCTTGTTCAACTGTGCGTTCTGTTAACTCTCTCTCTATGACCTCAGCATGGCCCTGCCAACGCCCATAGTGCTCTCTTCTGACGGACGCTGAAGATCGCCTAAACGCTGCGTCATTCTTAGCTAGATAATCTTGAAGGTCATTTAAGCTGTAGAGTGATATATCCTCTATCTCAAAGGGGGTCATTTGTGTACATCCAAATGGCGGCTAACAAAAAGATCATAAGGAAAACCCAGGTAAACATTATAGTTCCAACCAACTTCATTGTTTTTTTGAATTCAAGCCTGCGTTTTTTGATGATCCGCAACTCTTTTTCGTGAGCGTATCTAGATTCTTCCATGCGTTTTTTGATGCTCGTATAGAGGTCGTACTGCCCCTGCATCATACAAATGTCTTTCAACTGCTGATCAAAATTAGCTAGTTGCCGTTTAGCTGACTCCATTTTGAGCGCGTCTTTGTAAGACATCGCACCAGCTTTTGCTTTTTCTACTTCGTTGTATTTCTCGTCAGCTTCTGCCCAGTTTCCTAGTATTGAATCTAAGTTACCTTTGCCCTCTTTGACGGTTGCTATGCCATCGTTCAGCGCCTTTAACGCAGACAGCACTGCAAAAACTTCCCCGATCATTCTTTAAAACTCATGGTAGTAGCTTGGATACACTCGCTAAAACGTCTATGTCACCTACTGAAAACATACCGATGACGAACGCTAGTAACGCTGTGCCTAAAATTGATGTTGAATACTGACTGAAAGAAGACTTGGTATAAGAAATAATGCCGGACTTGCGCTCTAAAGCTTTAATGCGAGTGCCTTGTACAGCGGTTTCAATAGTTAAAGATTTAACGTCTGTATTAGTCTCGCGGACAGTAGAGGTAATGTTTTTTAGATTAGTGGTTAACAGTGTAGTGCTGGCTATCCCCTCTTCTCTCATAGTCTGCAGAGTTGCCTGCATATCTTCGGTGTGCTGTTCGTTCTTAATAGCTCTAGCTACTGCAGCGTCTATTACTGAACTCATGTTCGTCATGCTTTGACGGGATTCCGCAGAGTGGGCCTCTAACGTGGCCTTGATGAAATGCTTAACTTCTTCCAGTTCTAACTGCATAGCATACGGCCTACATGAGTGGAATAACCACGATCATATTAGGCAGTGCACTAAATGTTTTCTGGGATTTATGAAGTCTTAAGAAGCTTGTCTGGGTGGAAATCAGGCAATGCGCGTATTTGTTTATCTAACTTAATTGCCCAGGATATGGCAATTTCTTCTGAGAAAGTTACTAAGCCACCGGGTACTCCCCAGCCTTGGACCCCGCCTATTTCTATGGCCGGTAATTCCCCATAACCTATTATGATATTGTCGTTTTTGCGCATTTCACTTTTAGCAATAATTGCGGTGGACATACCATATTCCTAATTTATGGGGGTAGAATTCGATTTTACCAAAAATCAACCATAATTAGCAGCTAAGTTAATGTTCTATATAGGTTTTTTATTACGCTTGCTCTTCAATTTGGATTAACGCTTCTTTCTTTGCTCTTTCAATAGTTACTTCATCAAAGCCAGCTGCAAACTCTTGAACCATTGGCTCAATGCGGCTTATCTGATCGTCGGTCTGAGCAGTGATCGCTAGGACTAGGGCTTTGACTAAAGCTTCGTAGTGATTTTTGATTTCCATTCCGCTTGCTCGTTCTGGTGTTGTTGAGTATCTGTGGCACAGGATTCGCACACTTTTTGTATGTAGCGTTTGCCGGATTGTTCTTTGAAGCGAGCCAATGTATATCTGCTGGTTGAGACGGTCATACACTGGAAGCATTCAAATGCTTTTAAACTGTCGTTTTGGTACAGCTTTTTCATTACGCTTCCTCCCCCCAAATTTCCTCTTGCCATTGCTCGATATCAAGATCAATAACTTTGGCAATAACAGAACACTCTGAGTTGACATGATCGACACTAAGTATTCTGGTAGAAAGGTGTTGGTCATCGCCAAGCATTGAATAAATCCTATTGCTTACGTCATCGCTGCCATAAAAATATTCATAAACAGTTGATTCATTTTCTTTAATGCTGACCTGGAAAATAAAAAGGTCCCAATCGCTCAGGACTTTGTAGACCTGCCAGAATCCTTGCTCACGACTTACTAGCGCGTAATTCCGAGCTTCATCAATTGTGTCAAAAACAATAAATCTGCTCAGATCGCTTCCTGCAATGTCGAGCAGTTGATCGGTAGTAACTTCATTTACGTCACCTTCATCTTCAACGCCTTCATGTAGTAATTCGTAAAAATACTCTTCTTCAGAATGTGTAAAGCCGCTAATTAACTTGTTTTGAAAATCTTTTTCATCAATCGCGAACCAAGCTAAGGGTTTTCCTTGATGAGGGATTTCTAAAACAATTTGTCTCTGGGAGATACTTGACTCCCTCCGCAGATTATCCCAAAACCCGACATCTCCTTTTACGCTGTCTTCCGATGGGTTTTTCATTCTTCTACTTCCCAAAGCTCTTCGTAGAGCTCTGTATCTGCGTGGTGCTTTTCAACCCAAGCTTGCGCTTCTTTTTCTGTGAGCGGTATAAATTTGCTGCCGTAGGTCCAGCCTCCAGTTGCACCTTCTTCAGCGTATTGTGAAGAAGCTCCACCTTCACCATCGATGAAGAATTCTCCAGTTTCTTTCCGGTAAAGGCTTTCTTTAAACCATTCAAAGTCACTTGGGTACTTGTACGATGCGGTTTCTAATAGGTCGGCTGTCTCTGTGTTGTACATCTTTCCGTTAATTACTTTTTTTGTCATTTTCGCTCTCCTAGCGTTGGCGTTACTTCATTATTGAGCGTTTTTAGCGCAGTACGCAAGCTTATGTGTGTGTATATCCGTCGGTTTCGATGACGAGCCACATGTTGCCCCAGTGAACTACAGCTGCATCACATGCGATCATTGGCGCTACAGTTCGCCGGAACTTCATGAAGGTTATGTTTTGGGGGTCTATTTGCCACTTTTTATGCAGGCTTTGTAATTGAGATTTAGTGAGTCTCATTCTGTTTCTCCGTGATAATCAAATAGAGCGTTCACTCCAGTAGACGCTGTCGTAATCATTTTCGTCGTACAGTAATTGCTCACATTGAGCACACTCATTTATGCAGCAGTCTTTGCAACATGCATAGTCTGCGTTGGTTAAGTTATCGCACCCGTCATAAATACATTTTATGGCTTTAACCATTCTGGTAGGCACGGTTATTTAGCAATAACTGCCCTTCTCCTTTGGTTAGGCAAATTGCTTTAACTTGAAATATCTTTTCAATCCTGGCTTTCTCTTTAAGACAATCATTTACCTGGGCAGATTCACTGAACTCAGACAAATGAAACCATGTTGCTACTGTGATTAAGTAAAGATTAGTTAGCATTTTGGCCCCCGACTACCTGCGAGCCGATCTTCTCGAAGATCGACCTCGCTTGGCGGGAGGGGCATGTGTTAATTATTTGTAAGATGTCTCTTATTGCCATACTTTGCTTTCCTTCAATTACGTGCAATTTATGAGTGTCAGAGAAGCCAGTAACATAATCTCTGCTGTCTCCTGTAAAAGAGGCGTTCTCTTTATGCAGGTGAAAGATGACTACTCTGCTAAACACAGTTAATAGAGGCTCTATTTCTTCTGGAAAACCGCCATCACTAAAGACAGCTTTTTGGGAGTTATTCTCTGAGCAGGCATAAGCGGCGAAATTACCAAAATAGTCTTTGCCATAACGAGGCTTAATAATATTTTGACTGACATGTATAAGAGCTTCTCTTGGGCTCATGCCATTTAGCATGTCTAGCTGGGTTTCTTTTATTTCCCTGTTATCAGCAAAAACCTTCAAGACACTCAATTCAACGTCAAAGTGCTTAGCCGTTTCGGCGTACAATTTGTCTTTCATTTGATGCTTGTTAAACCCATGACTATCTACAAGAAGATTAGCTAAGGTGTCTTTACCAGAGTTTGGAGGGCCATTGAGTACTACGCATAACTCAAGTGGCTTATTCAATTTTTAAAACAGACAGTGTTGTTAGAAAAATCTAAGCTTTCATCTAAAATAAGAGTCTTAACAACTTCCATTCCAAAAATAACGTTAGCGTTGTCTACTTCTGACCTATCAAAAAACATGCTTCCGTCTTTTTTAAAGCCAAGAATAATGATTCCTTCTAAATCTTCTTCTTTAGCCATTTCTAACAAAGCTAGTGGCTCAAGGTTGTGTGAAATTGCAGTAATTTTTGCAGTAGACATATCACTTCCTTTTGGTTGATAAATAAGGCCCGGCCTACTTAAGTGCGCCCCCTGGCCGGGGAGGGAGATTTCAAGGGCATAGGACCCCCACACTCACTTATGCTGCTAGTTGTCTAACCATTTCTACTGATGGGGACATACGGTTAACCTCGCCGTGCTCTTTGTGATAAGTAATCATTGTGACGCGGCGCTCAGCACCGTAGCCGCTATCGGCGTGCCAAATTTCTGCAGGCGCTAAAGTGTGAAATGACTCGATGGTCACTCCGGCATCTGTTTCTATAACTTGCTTGTGATGTATGTGGCCAGTAATCCAACGCCGGAACTTTGTTCTACACCATGCTGGCGCCATTAATCTGGTCATAACACCTGACAAGCGTGTGTGATTAATTTTGTCGCCATGGTTTATGCCAATAAGGCACTTGCCAAATTCAATGAAATTAAACTTACTATCGTTGCCTAACACGGTTACTCGTGGCTCATTCTCGTAAACCACTTCTATAATCATGTTGAGGGCTACAGCCGAATCGTTGTCGTGATTACCTCGTGCGTTAATGACACGAACTGTGTTGAATTTGGTAAGCATCTTGTCGATGCAATATCGAATTAAGCTGCCAGCAGCTCTCATTACTTGTGAGTGCGTAGCGGAGCCGTCTTGCTTAGTACCGTTGGTAGTTTCATTACGTGAGCTGTCGAAGTGCATTAGGTCACCGACATTGATAAACCACCCTTCTTCTGACATTGGTGCACAGTCAACGCAGTAATCAATAGCTGCTCTAATGTCTGCAGTGCCTTTTGTAAGGTCGTAATCTTCTGCAAGAGTTTGTATGGCATGAGCTAGCATGCCTAAGTGAGCGTCACCAAAGACAATGGCTGAGGCTAGCTGATCATTTTGAGGTTTGTGTGGCTTAGCTGGTTTAGCTTTTTTAATTTCGCTAGATAAGCCTTCAATAAATTCTTTGAAAAAGTCAGCGTCTTTTTCTTCTTTTTCTCTTCGTGATTTAGTCCAGTCGGATACAACTACCATTTGTTGTAACTCGGCGTCCCATCGTCTTTGCACGCTAGTCTCAGCGTAAAAGCCATTGGGGACGAGGCCCTGGTCTTTCATAACTCCCAGGTCTCCTCTTCTTTGAGCAGCTTTTTTTAGCCTGCTAACAATCTCCCCAACGTTCTGCCGGCTTGTTCCTAAATCTTTAGCAGTTCTGTTTTGTGAACAAGTAACGATCAGTGAGGTTACGATTTCTATTTGGCGAGGAGTCTCGCAATAGTCCATTAGCCCTGAGTAATCCGTCATAAATCATGTCCGAGTAAAACTAGGAATGAATTTAACGGCCTTACAAAGGCTTTTCTGAACTATTTATTGGGCATAAACAGCACTTTTGTCCGATAGTGTCCAATGCGTCCTATATCGAATTTAGTACGCCTATGAGTTCTTGCCTATCAACGCGAACAGTAATGGACTCATTATTGTTTTCATCGAGGACAGTGATTGAGGCAATGTTCTTACCGTTTTGAAGTCTGCTTATCATTATTGTTCTATCTAATGGTTTATAGACATCTTTCAAAAGTTCGCTCACTAAGGCACCCCTAAGTTATTTAAATAAGTGGCCCGTTTATTCCGAGTGGGCCAGTCTCGCCGCAAAAGCAATGTCATTAACATGACGAGGTAGGAGTAAGCTCCTCATTTATTGCAGTGCAGTACCAATCATTTATTAATTGCTTTGTACTCAGTTTGGAAATCAACGCACTGCGTGCGTATTTCCGCCTGAGTACTGTTATTGGGTATTACAATTTCACTAGACCAGTCAGGCCAGAATATGGATAACTCTGCTCCTAACTTCACAGTGTCGTGTTTAAGTTCAGGCAAGTTTTGCCATTCCATACACTCGATTAAATTGGTGTTTACCCACTCCACTACTTTTATATCGTCCTTAATCAATAAGTAGATAGCATCGTGAATTAGTGCAACTGGTTTAATAAGCAATCTCCATGGAGATACCCACACCCGGCGCATAAACTCATTAGCAGCACGATTGTTTAGCAGGCCATATGACTGACCGAGAGCGTTACCCGCAGTTCTAGCTTCTGACTCTGCTTCAAACGGTGTCGCTCTATTACCTCTTATCGTCTTCTTTAGTAGAGGTGTGCGTAGGCGCAAGCCGAAGGCCACCTCAACGTAACCCGTACTACTAGCCTCCTTTAACTTATCCGCTACATACTCGTCAGAGACTGAGTACAATTCGTGATAGTTAGCTTCGATTCGCAATGCGGTCTCTACGTCCCATCCCAGGTTCTGCTGTAAACCATGGTTTGTACCTTGGTATGTCAACAGAAATGTCGGAGCTTTGCTGAGTTGTCTTACATCAGGAAATTTGTCTTTAATGGAGTTAATGGACTCCACTGTATCGACAATGCCTGGTAGCAAATCAGGAAAGTAATTAAAAGCTCTTAGACAATGCCCATCGTAGCCATCCGTATAGACCTTCATTTTGTTTGGGTCACGGGTGGTTAACGCGGATATGTAATCTTCTAAAGAGTTGAAATCTGCACCGCAAAACATCCAGCCTTTTGGTGCTACAAAGCAGGATTTAATTAACTTGCCGTAAATAGAACCGGCAGGAATGTTCTGCAGATTAGGATTTGAGCTGCTTAAGCGACCTGATTTGGTGCCGCCTAAATTAAAAGAACCATGAAGCCAGACACAATCGTCTCCTTTGTCGATAGCCGCTTCAAAAGCGGGTATGAACGCAGTAAGGATTTTATTAGCAGTTGTGTGTTTAACCAGGGCTTCTAACACAGCTATGTAATCTGGATTAGTAGTGTGATTAAGCAGTATCTCTAAATGCTTACTTTTAGTTGAAGGCTGTTTGCCTTTAGTGCGGTTAAGAATAGGTAAGCCCATTTCCTCATAAATAAGCTTTACTTTTTGAAGGCCGCTGTTGGGATTAAACCCTACATATGCCCTGTCACTTTTATCCGCAAATTTAGCAATTGGGTGCTGCTTAGTTTTGAGCTTTTGATTAGCCTTATCCATAGTTTCTTTGCGCAGCTTGTGTATGACTTTTTCAATCACTGGCGCTTGTTCTAAGATTGTTTCTTGATCAGCAACTATGTCTTCTAGCTTTTTCTTAGCCAGCTGAACTCGTTCAGGACTAAGCGCCATGCCAGACAGTTCTATCTGTATGATCGTTACCTGGCTAGGCAGCATGACATTGAAATACACGCCTTCCTGATCGTCAGCTACCATTGTTGGATAATATTTATCGAACGCGTAATTGGTAGATAAGCCATCAATTAAGTTGTATTCAAGAAGCTGCGTTAACGCTATGCGTCTGACGTCTTTAATATCCTCATTGGCCCAATTGCCTGCAAACTCGTGAGCTAACTTCTTCAGCCCGAGCTCGTTGCCCGCTGTAGTGTTAGTGGCTAAGTACGCAATGATTTTTGTGTCGTGATACTTACGGGTCATTACTTCTATGCCTTTAAGCAAACCAGCTGTATCAAGGAGGTTGTCCATCCACAGCTCGTAAATAAGAATACTTAAATCATAGTTTGAGTTATGCCAGATTAACGCGCCTTTATATTCCTCAAAGAAACCTTTTAAAAGTTCTCTGATGTCTGCTTGCGGAACCAAGTGTCCGTAAAATCCCTGGTCATCTTGTCCATTGGGATGGGCAACATAATCGCATGCGAAAGCCAATCCTTCATGCTGGTTCCAACAGAAGGTGATGGTAGCAATCCCTGCTTTATCAAAGTCCAAGGAGGCTGTTTCGATATCAGCAGATAATCTGTCATATTGGTGTAATGAAGCGAGGGCAGCTTTGATTTCTGCAGGTCCGCTTGGGTACAGTGCGCCTTTGATGATTCCAATGCCTAATCCTTGATATTGCCCATTAATAATGTCGACCAATGTGTCAATTGACAGCAATAACTTGGGTTCATTGGCAGGGTTATAAATAAGCGATTTATGGTTAACGCCTAATGTGACGTCGAGATACTCGTAATCTTTTATTTGGCATTTAAGTGAGTACCCTAAATGCGGTTCAGCTTTGATGCTTTTTGTGATGACTTTAAAATAGCTAGCGTCAGCACAATAAATATACTTTGCTCCTATACTGCCTAAAGCTGGCATTAACTTTTCTAGCTCTTCTTTTACAAACCCAGCTGGGGCTTTGCCTTTGTCGTTGTAATTCAACGCAAAAACAATAATGTCTTCTCTGTGTACGCCTCTACTTTCAAAGTTTTTAATGTAAGTGTTTTCTATTTCTTTGATATTAAAAGCAGCGGCTTTAACTAGTATTGCAATTGGATAATTTTCAGTAGCAGTAGAAAAGACATGATGACGCATATAAAACTCACTATGGGGCGTTAATAAGGTTCATTGTGAGACGGGTTTTAACCAGCTCAAGATACTTAGCATTGTCGTGCTTAAACTGAGCAATTTCTGGTTCAGTTAACGTTCCTTCTCCTTGCTCACAGCTGTGGCTGAACTGCTTAATGACAGAATGCAAATGTGTAGGCGTTAGCTTCGCGTAATCGGCAGCACAGTGAGAGGAAGTAACTACCCGCTGTAAGAAGCCTTTAACTACGCATTTTTCTGCGTCAGTTTCTTCAGTGAAAGAAAGATATTCTTTAACGTCTTCTCTTATAGTGGGAGACAGGGTATTTATTGGGGAAGGAAAAGCTCCAGTGAAATCAGATGTTGTAAATACTGTTTTTCTAAAACTGAACATCTGCTGGTTATTGCCGTGCAATTCTGAGTTGTCTTGGATAAGTTTGTTTATCGTTTTATTGCCGTAAAGAGTTGATGACCGGTAAAGTTTTCTTACCAGCGCATCTATTAATTCAATACGGGCATTTGGCTCTATGTTAGCCATAAATATTCTCCCTGTTTGTCACCCTAAATCTCCAGTCATGATGACTTGGTCGCTAGCTCTGCTTACCGCGACATACATAAGGCGTGCAATGAGTGCACCCTGATTGCATTTTTTAACGTCATCGAGGTCTATGAAAACTTGCTTATAGGTGGAACCCTGGGATTTATTAATAGTGCAGGCGTAAGCTGCCCTAAGGTCTACCCAGTTTGTGTCGATGTGATTACACGCACTCCAGTCTTCTTCTTTCTTAGCTTGTTTAAGTCTAATTTTAAACGCTAAAAATGATTCGGGCATAAAAGCAGTGTGTTTTTTATTGAGTTCTACAGTCCACCCGTTAACACCAAGGTCTCCGCTGGGCATCATGTCGGTGATCTGAACTGTCTCATCTGTCTTAATTTTGCATTTTTTTGTGCTAATAAAATTATTACAAACGACATAGTCCATAACCTGTATCTGAGCTTCTCCTTCTACATAATCTCTAATTGCCTGGTTAAACTCGATAACGGCTTTGTTAGTCCAAGCGAGAACTTTAGAGTCATTGGATACCCAGTCAGACCTGTCAAACTCTGCGCAAATTAAGTCTTCAAACTCATCTCTAGGACAATGCTTAACATTTGTGCCGTCAGGTATGAAATCGGATATCCATGGCGCTCCGTTAACAGTGTTACGAAACGATGTGGCAAGGTTAATAATAGGATTACCTTTTAATTGCCGCACTACTTCTGTCAGCTTTACTGTTTTATAGCCTTGATTGAATACTGGCGTAGCGTTAGCTTTAACAGGCGTTAGCTGAGCTGGGTCACCAATAAAGACTAGTTTGCAGTTTAATGTGCTCTCAAATATGTTCTCTAAAAGGCTTTCGTCTATTGTGCTGGCTTCATCAATAATAATGAGCGTGTTGTGTTTAATCTCTGCCCCGCCATGTGGCACTAACTTTGTTGTGCCTGACTTAGCGTTTTTAACTACGCGTAATCCAAGGTAAGCGTGAATAGTCTTAACTTCACTGCCAGTAATGCTAGCTAAAGCTTCAGCTGCTTTGTGCGTGGTAGCAGTTAGCTGTACTTCCATACTTTCATCTTTTGCAGTGATGAGTTTAAGCAGCCGCATAGTAGAAGGTAGCGTGTCTAGAATATGCTTGATCAAGGTAGATTTACCTGTTCCAGCATAGCCAGTTAACACTAAAACCTCTTGGTCAGGATCTGTAACAAAATCAGTAAAGACTCTGTAAGCAGCGTCCTGCCCTTCAGTTAACTTAAATGCAGCGCCCATAGTGTTGCTCCTTATTGCGGGTCGAATTCAAAATGTATAACTTTGCCAAAAGGCGCCGTCCAAGTTGGGTTGCCATGAATGATCCATAAGATTGGCGTTTTAGGTTTCAAGGTAGGAAAGTGGAAATACCCATCTGTGAAGATAACGGCTACTACTGGTTTATTTTCAATAATCCATTTAAGTACCGGAGCTATCTGAGTGCCGCCTTTTCCCGTGAAATTAACTTTTTGTAAGTCTTTTACGGATTTTAATGGATCGTTAGTTTTTATTTGCGTATCAAATTGAATGAAATCAACTGTTTCTGGTCGTAGCGTTTTCATAAAACACGCTGTTTCAGAAACCATATGATTAAATTCATCGTCAGTAACTGAGCCAGATGAATCTACAATAAATGCACACCTATCCATTTTTTCTTCATGGCTAGACGGCATTATGTGATCTGGGAAATAGCGTCGATTTGGCTTAGAAAAAGTGTAGACGCCTTTATCGAACTTACGAGCGTAAGCACCCATATAACGGTGCCAGGGTATTTTAGGTTTAAGCAGTTCGTCTACATAACGTTGTACATCACCTGGGACAGAGCCTGGTGTGTCTCCTGCCATTTTACTTTGCATAGCAGCTTGAACAAGGATCATGTCCAACTCAGCTTTTATAGCGGCAGCTTCTTCTGGCGTAGCTGGTTTTTTTAAATCTGGACCTATGGCTGTTGAGCCTACTTCACCAAATGCGCCTTGTTGAGGCTGAGGTTGGTTTTGCTGCTCTTGTTCGTATACATCATAAATTTGCTCAGTAGACATACCTATAAACCGAGCGTCACATAGCCAGTCATCTGGAATTACAAAACCAATAGCTTTGGCTATGTTGTTTATTACTTGGTCGCCTGCCCAGTTCCACCACAAAAAGTTTCTGTCTCCACATCTACCGGCGTGGTCTAGCCACACATGGCCGACTTCGTGAAAGACGACACTTGCTCTTACGTCTGCAACTAAGCCCCAAAAAAAGTCGGGGTTATAAGCGCATAGTCTTCCATTCGTCCAAGCTGTGTCGCAGTCGTTGTCCCATATGTGTTGCATAGAAAGACAGACAGTTGCAAAAAACGTGCAGTCATCTCTACCTAAGACGTCTACTTTGGCAACACTCAGTGCTTTGTTGACGGCTTCTACTAGAGCCTTCTGCTGTGGAGTTTTCATGCGGCAAACATCTCTGTGTTGTTATCTGCGATCCAGTCTTTAATAGACTGCGTGCGTATCAACTTTGGGTTGTTAGCATTTATTGAGCGCATAGTTATTACCTGATATTCCTGAGCCATTCTGCGTACGAAAGTTATAAGTGCAGCTGCATTAGCTTCTTTGATACCGTGACCAATAACGCCACTTAAGGCGTATAGCGTGCCTGGTGCGGTGGGCATTGTTGTTGTGGTAGGTGCGTCTTGCATATTTTTAATGGTAGGCAAGTCTTTAAATATCCTTAAATAACCAAGAAACTCAGTTGCTTTACCTTCACCAATAATCCCAGAGAGGGTTTCTAACGCTAATGGGCCTCTTGGATCAAAAGCTGGTTTGATAACCTGTCCTGTTGCACTTAGTTTTGGCATCAATACTTTACTGACCATGTCCCAGGTTCGTTCACACGCGTAGGTGGGTTCATCTCCCTGGTTCTCGGGGTCAAAAGTATTAAGGTTTTGTGGGTTCCAGCTAACGAAAGACTTAATTTCATGTGCTATTTCTGTAGTGTCTGCCCAAGATAACCAGTCAGGAGCAGAAGAATGCACTTGGATGTGCACTAAGCGTGATTGAAGTGCTGAAGAGAGCTCTTCTACTAAAGCATTATCAGTCTCGTTATTACCGGCGGCTATCATGATTACTTTTTTATGTATATTTGCCTGCCCTACTTGCTTATCTAGAAACACTTTGTAACTGGCTTTTTGTGTACCTCTGTCTGCACCGTTTAGCTCATCAAAGAACAAACACCAGCCTGAATAGCCTTCTGGTATTGGGTCTCCTTCTAAAGGAAACATGCTCATCGGCACGTAGTAGGCTTTATTCTTTTCTTTATCAATCGCAGGAAACCCTGAAAGATCAGTCGGGTCACATTGAGCTAGCCTTATATCAACAAGGTATAACTTACGGTTGTTAGCAAATTCTTTGACAGCTGCGCTTTTGCCTATGCCTGGTGCGCCTTTAAGAAAAGGTACTAAGCCAGCTAGACAATACGTGTCCATGATTTTCCCGGCATCGGGTATAGATACTGATCTCATTGAAGACCTCCTGGGTTATTAATGTCGTCCGCTATCATTTGCTTAATTTCAGCAGTTTGTTGCCTGTCACGGAGGGACACTATTAAATTAATGTCGTGTGATTTAGCTTTGGCTGAGGGCGTTTGTTCGTTTTTATCTAAAAACTTAATAGGCCCTAGCTCAGGGTGGTTAAATATTTGAGTGAGCATTAATGCTGCTCCATTTTGTTCTGATCCATTGATCAGCTCCCTCTATACCTGTGTCGTTGTCGTTATTTTGCTTTTTTGCTTTATTTTCTTTTACTTTTTGCTCAGCAGTGCGTTTCTTTCTACTTTTACCATTTGCGGTCCCACTCATAATCTTCTTGCTCCCCATAGGCATAAAACTCGCGTTTTAACTCTTGCACGATTTGATCTCCTTTATTAGTTGCCCGCTTGTTACGAAGACACACAGCAATTCGATAGTGCTAAAAAAAGTCATAGCATTTTCTGTGTGCTGCGGGCTTCTCCGATTTCAGTAATATCCGCCTTTTCGATTTCCTCTTTTTTAGGACGCTCTGCTAAGACGGTTATTTGTTTATTGGTCCGTTCGTGCACTCCGTATAACTGTGCCCACAGCTCTGGCGTCATTTTTCCTTCTGTAACTAGGTTTGCAGTAAACTTGTTGAAATCTCTTAGGAGCTGAACGGTGTTTCTGATTGATCTTCGCTTTCGTAGTCCGTGGGTCACCAGTCGTACTCCTTGTCGTACTCAAGCTCTTCTATGCTCAACATCTCTTCTTGGTAGTTTTCTAGCTGATCTACTTCGTGCGTAATGTTGAAATATTCGTGGGCTTCTTCTTCTGCTGTGTCTTTGTCTTTAGCATTTACTATTATTGCTTTAGTAACTGTTGCTCGGATGACTACTTCGTAGGTTTTCACGATTCGCGCTCCTCTAACTCGTCTGTGAGTGATTCTTCTTCTCAAAATTCACAACCGTGCTTTCGCCAAAGTTCAGATCGATGTGCGCTTTGACCGAAGACATCAGTGACTCATGCATCGCATAGTCGATTGACTGACCCAGCACCTCGATAGCCTGTTCACCAGCCATCCAATCTGTATGGAAGTCATCAGGGATGCCCATGAGCCGTTTGATGACGCTGTCAGAAGGCATAAGCATTCGCCCACCAACCTCGAGATAGGCGCCGTCTTTGATTCCTCTGGAATTACTCTTAATGATGGTCTGGCACTGAGTGCTTTCTGGGGTGATCGACGGTGCAGCTCGATTAGACGTTGCCCGATTTTTGATAAAGGCGGTATCGGTGATGTCTCGACACTCGCCCAGTAATGGCTCTATGCGGTCCCAGATGAGCTTCTCGTTTCGCGGGGACATCTCAGGTGCCTCGAAATTAGGGGCGACACTAGCAACAAGGTAGTAACGTTTCCTCGATTGCACACCGCCATAGTCCCTCGCGTCCATTTCCATAGCGGTAACGTGATAACCCATCCTCCTGAGCTGAGTTTCGCAAATCTTCCCCGCCATACTGCGACCAAACCCGATCACGTTCTCGATGATGACAACGGCAGGGTTGATTACTTTGATCTGGTCCAACATAGGAATGAACTGGTCAATGGTGCTGCTTAGGTCATCAACGTCTCGCGCTTTGTCGTTGGCATTTTTAAGGGTCGAGAAGTCATCACACTGGATACTGTAGTGAGCGACACCAATGGGTGGACGGTCAGCGAGAATGTCTGACAATCGATCCAGATTGCAGTGGTACAGGTCTTCGTTGAGGACTACTGACGGGGTGCTGTTTCTAAGGCAATTCATTAGGTTGACCTCTGTCTTATCGTCCCTATCACGCTTCTCAGGAGGTCTGAACTCCAGAGCCACATCGACATTGAAACCCATGGATTCTAGACAATGAATATCGACACCTCCGGTCAACCCCACAAACGTATTGAAGGGGTTAGCTTTTTTGAATCGGTGCAGGATATTCGCAGAGCGATTAACCAGCGGTCGAAAAATCATTCGCTGGTTTTTCATTTCCAAGTGGAACCGTTCGCAGTTTTTCGGAAACTGCCGGTTGATCATGGACTGAGAGCCGAACTCGACCAGCGTCTCAAGAGGATTGTTAATGCGCTTTCCAGCCTTGTAGGTACGAGAGTGGACTTTGTGTCCACCGTCGAGAAAAGGCACAACCTCGAACCCGTCTAAAGGTTTTCTACTTTTGACCGCGATTCTCATGCCTTCCTCGAACCCCATTAAGGGCAGGAGGTTGGTTGATACCCTAACCTTTCTGGGCTTTGACATTGTCGAGTTAAACTTTAGGTTTTTCGTTGCAACTTGTGGAGCGTGGAAAATACTCATTTAAACCTCCCAGTTCATGCTGCTTGAGTTTTAAAGTTAAGTGCGGCATCGCCCCAATGTATGTTCACGATTCGTACTCCGCGATGCGTGCGTCACGCTCTTCGTTAAGGCGGTCTGCAGTTTCTGCTAAGTGCATGAACATTTCTCGTGCAGTAGTGTGGGACTCGTAGTCGGCGTCTTCGTTTTGAAGCACGGCGATAAATGGATCGACGAGACATGCATAGGTCGGTATAACTTCTATGGGTGCTGTGTTCATGAATCCTCCGTGATTAGTGATGGCCCCTGTCGCTCGAAGCGGGGCTAGTTCTTCCTATAAGGCCGTTTAAGTCACCTTGAGCTAACTGATTTTAGTGGGGTGTGTCTGCTGGTTTGTATTCCAAACAGCAATTTGGAAACACCAAACACGTTTCCTGGAAACAAACTAGGAATTAACCACTAAGCTTGCTGCTTTTTACTGACGCATCAGCTAAGCGTCATTCACTTACTGAGAAAATCGCCCAATAACATTTTGGTTGTCTAGGGATTTAATTGAGTTAGCAAATTTCTCCGCTAATTCACTCTCATAATCTGATTCGTCTGCTAAGCGATGACTTAGCTCAGTTAAAAATTCAACAATGTCTGTTCTAGTCATAATGATTGCTCGTAAGGAATTAGAAATTTCACATGCACAAACCCGCCTGACATAGACGAGATCGTGTACTGGTAGGGGCACGTTTTTGCCCACGTTAAGAATGATTCAAGGTTTTCTACTTGGAGGGTCATTTTAGTTTTCCTCGACTTCTTCACTTGGTGTAAATACAAAAACTATGCAACTTAGGCCCTCATCTACCCACTCTTCTTGATATTTCCCTGGGCAGCTGCTTAACCAAGTATTAAATTCATCTTCTGTCATCCCAGTTCTCCTCGGTCTACCCAGCCTTCTGGTGTGGGTACGGGATGGAACGGAATACCATCAGTGGTTAACTCGAAATACTTAACTTGGACGAAACGGCCTATATATTGAGCAGCGTTTTCCATGACTTCATATTGAGCTGCTCTGTTACCAGGGGCGCTACATCCAAACTCTTTACCGTTGTTAGCTATAAGCGTAAGAACAGCCCAGCCTTCTCTTGATGGCTTAATGTCGCGCACCATAAATTCGTCATCTAAAAATGACTTTAGCTTCAGCATTTTGTTGGTTTTCTTACCATCTAGATAAGGAGCGTTAGCTAGGCGTATGATGCCGCCCTCGTAGCCATCAGCTACTGCTTTAGCAGTAAGCTGGCGCATGAGCTCTTTAGGTTGAACGGGTATTAGCCGAAACTCTGGCCAAGACATATGACGAGTTTCAATGTGCTTTGGGAGCTCTACCTGCTCACATATAGTGATGTTAGGTAAGTGAGCAAAGCGGGTTTTTAATATTTTGTACCGTTCGTTAAACGGAGCTTTTGAAATGTAGTCGTAGCAATGCAGCTTTAAATCTGTAGAGCCTTCTTTAGGTTTTTTGATAAGACTGGATAGTGTGCGTAGCGGCACACCATGAATGTAGAGCTCGCCATCAAGCGTTTCTCCCTCATGCAGCTCCAATCCTTCGTACAAATGCGGCAGGTCAATTGTTTTACCATTACGGGAGTAAGTAATAAGTTCACCATCCTGCTTAGTAATTAAGCATCGATGCCCGTTCAACTTGCGAGACCAATAGGCGCCTGAGATGGTGTCCTTGTTAGACATTTTATCAATGGTGTGGGCTAGCATTGGGCGTAATAAACCAGCAGCATTAGTTCGCTGCTCGTTTTTAGCGACTTCAATATCTTCTACATAGCCTTTGTCTTTTTTGCTTTTGATATCAGAGCTTATTTGCAAGACCATTTGTTCGTGTCTTGTTCGACTAGCTTTGCCTTCTAATATTTGTTCATTTTTGGCAATGAGTTGACCACCCACTACACCGTGGTGAGTAATGATGTTGAAGTCATAACCATAAATTCCCCATTCACGTATTTTGTCTTTACTATCTTTGCAGTACAGTTTTGTTGCAGGCATTTGTCCATTTATCATGCCTTTGCCTCCTTTTTTATTTGTGCTTTATTAGCCCGCCAATTGCTCATAGCTTTTGCCTGGCAATCAGAACATTGACTTTGTAAGCCATCTTTTTTAGATTTATTTTTATTAAATAGCTTTAGTACCTGAACTTTTTTGCAGGTAAAGCATTGTTTTTCATTAGCGTTAGTTACTAGTTTCAACTGGCTATCAATACAGCGCTGTCGTACGTCACTAACTTTTTCACACGTCCACCCTAGTGCCTCGGCTATTTGCTGCCGTTTATGCATTGGGTGCTTTTCGACGTAATTGAGGTATAACTTTGTGTCTCCAATAGGATGGAGACCGTGTTTAACGCAAGATTTCTTAGTGTCATTTACTTTTTGTACTTTCCAACCAAGCCCTTCAGCTATATGCCGTGGCATAAAGCCAGGATGAGCTTTTAAATAAGCCAAGTAAGTCAGTTCTGTTTCTGTGGTTTGTCGTACTTTCTTTTCCACTTTTCGTGGCTGAAGCTTGGGTTTGTTTGGATCAGACAAAGGGCCTAAAGATGATGTGGTATCCCATGAGTACTCCTTTATATCTTTAGAGCCTTGGGTCATTACGCCCATAGGTACTTCCGTTATGCTTCCGCCACGGGATAAAAATTCCTCTACTGTTTCAACTAGCACTATCTAACTCCTCTAGTTTTTTAATTGCGTGTTTAACTTGTATCCAGTCATCTTCTAAAAAAGCCACGTATGTAATGCCTCCACGCTCTTTTGCGACTTGGGCAAACAGTGAACTTTCTAATGCACTTAAGTCGTTGGTCTCAACAGCAGGTTTAAAAAAAGTAACTAGAAATCGTCTCTGTTCTTCTAGCTGTTGTAGACGGCGTTCTCTCGAAACGGTTATTGCTACTACTCCAGCTTTAGAAGCAGCGCCTATTAGGGGCGGTAAAAAACTAAACCAACTCATTCAGTTGCCTCCCTTCTAACTGTTTAATTAAAGTATTTTGTTGTAACCGTAGTATTGCGATTAAGTCATTAGGATGGGTAATAGGTAGCTGGGATAAAGCCTCAGCTTCTACTTCTGCTATCGTGTTACGGGTTGGAAATATTGATTGTTGTTTATTAATCGGGGGTCCAGTCATAATTCCTCCGGACATTAAGGGCAGTAAAAAAAAACTTCACCACAGGCCCCGGAGGGCCATGGCTTAGTTTTCTTTAAGATAGTCCGTAGTTGGATTGACGTATTAACTGGCTAAGGTTGGTTGAACTTTTCTCAAAGATACCTTCAACACCTTTGATCTGAGATATTAAATCTGACAACAAGTCGCTATCAGCTAACTCAGCTAAGATAGTTCGGTAGTGGTTCCGTAATTGGTTCATGTTGTTGGGGTGACACTTAAATTCATCGTGAACGGCAATGACTTCAAATGATTTGTGCTCAAGCATTGTTTTAATGATTTCGTGCAGAGCGGCTAAATGGTCGTTTGAAAGGAATCTGATACTGTCACTATCCAAGTGAGGCACTATCACTACGTCAGCCATGCTGCTACGTTGATACTGCTCTAGATAGTAATCAATGACAGACATGTCAGGAGAACAAGGTCTCTTAATGTCTCGTTGCTTTGCAGTTCCTAGCTTTCTAGCTAAACGGGTTGTGACGATCAGCATCTCAAGACGATTAAAGTGCCCGTGATCATAATTGCATCTCCTGAGCAGAGACCTAAGCACGTAAGCGTCAATACTATGAATAATATTAGCGGGGTTTTTAACGCCCCTTTTAGTACCAATATTAGCCATATAGCGGTATTCAAACGTGCTGTGGCCTAATTCGTCTACTTCTATGCGGTGATCTACCGCTTCCATCACCTTCACATGCGCTGTGAAGCCATCTGGGAGCTTCCACGAGTGAGCTAGTGCGTAGGGGTTCCATGTAGCAATCATGTCCTCAAGCAAGTCACAGGCGCCTGGTGCAATTGCATAAAGTGCTTTCCAAAAGGCGTCTAGTTCTGGTGTGTCTTCACCAAACTCTTTCTTTGGCTCTTTCTTGCTGGCGTACAGTGCTGTCATGACAGCGTTCTTTACTTTCTTACGCGCTATCTGAGTAACGTTACCTAAGATGTTAGACATCTCTGCAGTAACCTCAGTGTAAGCGTCTGCTCTCCGATCTAAGTCAACTAAGCCAGTAGCTCTGGCGCCAGTAACGCAACCAGTCAAAGCAGAGGCTATCTGCATGCCTGAACATACTGCGTCAAACCCAACTAAATGACCTATAGGTTCATTACGTTGGGCTGAACGTATTGCCATTACTGCTTTAAGGTATAAAGGGCGCTCTTTAAACTCTTTATCGTCTGCTAGCTCCTCTAAGTGATGCATGTTGTCGCTTGTCCATGCGATGCGCTTTTCAAAAGTCAGCTTATCGTGGCCAAATTGATTAGCGGCATCTATTAGCAGGTACTGCCATCCAGTAAACGTTTTCATATCGTTACTCCTTCTACGCGTTCTTTGTGAGCTAATTCGACCATCGCTTTCTTAAACGGTGATCCTTGAGTTGTAACGTGGTATCCATGCGCATACATACGACCTCGTTTGTCGACTTTGTTTGCTAAATAGAACTCGTTTCCCTGGTCGTGCAACATCTGATAGATGCCCGTGCTTTGGGACTTAAATACGCCCCATTGCTGCGTTTTCTCTATAGTGTCGAGGGCATGCGTAGGCTCTTCTGGAATCTCTTCTAGAAAAGGCACGCATAACTGCAGTGGTATTTGGTTTTGGAGATTAATAACGTCAAGACAGATGTCTTCGTTGTGCCCGTTATTAGGCCCAAGTATTAATGAATCATTAAAGGTTAAGTAAGCGCTTTCGTAGTTTGAGTGAACATATTTAGGCGCACAGACTAAAGGAGGAACATAGTGTGACCCTCCTATTCGGTCTACTAAGTCCTCTGGTAGGTTTAAGTTATTAACAACCATAAGGCTAGCTCTAACGCTTTCTTTAGTAACGTCATAAGCGTCTGTCTCGCATAGCACTGCGACTATCTCTGCGATAGTAACGATGCTATCTCTGTGGTTATCAAAGCCCATCTTTGCAGCAAGCTTAGACGTGACACTCACGTACAGTACTGGCGCTAAGCAGTAAGCTATGCTGACAAATACATCCATAACAATGTCATGTAATGACAGCGGGTCTAGTTGGGCTAGTCTTGCGTCCTTCTTAGGGTAGTAAGAACCGGCTAACCAATCTTTAAGTGACTCTTCTCCTTCAGTAACTTTTGCAGCGTTAACTGGATCGCCTAGTATGGCGTCTCTAATATCTTCGTTAAGACTTTGTTGGCTATACCTGTACTCGTTGGTTATTTGGATTTGATCCTGCATTTTGCCTCCTACGAATTAAAGGGAATCCCACCACCCGCCGGGACGGCCACTTCCCTACGAATAAACTAAAAGGGTTTTCATGTGTGTCAGCCACCGGGACGAAGACAAAAAAACACCACCTACCCCGGTGTTAACGGGGTAAGCAGTGTTGGGCGGTTTAACCAGACGTGGTTTGTGCTGAGCTGTCGACAGGCAATGTAAAACCGGTCTTGGTATTAGCCAGTTGGAAATCAACAATCATGGTCTCGACAAGCTTCATCAAGTTGCCATCGGCTCTTTGGATGTACTCGATAACTGCTGCCTGATCTTCTTGTTTGTCGTCAAGATAGATGGTTCCGAACTTCTTCTTGCCGTTCTTTGCATCGCTGGAAGGTAACCAGAGATTGATGAAAGCAGTAGCCTTTTGGAAGTTGGGAGATACTACTTTGGTGTCGTCGGGAGTTTTGAAACCCATGGTAATTAATCCTTTTGTTTTAGAAGTTTTGGCTCTATGGCCATCACATCGCGGGACGCGTTTTGATCTATTCTTTTCAAAGGTCTATTACTGCTTAAAATTAAGGCACAGAAGTACCGTTAGCTGCTTTGGTAAGCAGCGAAAATGTATTAAATAAGGTTAAAAGTTTGAGGTGTTAAGGCGGAGCTTCGAGTTTGTCATTTAGCTTATTAAGCAGTTTGACAATCTCTACCTGATTCTTCATTGCCAGCGGAATGACATTCAGGTTTTCCTTGAGGGTTTCACCGCCTTGATTGATTAGCGCTTGAACCTGGTCGATAAAGGTATCGATAGACTGCTCACCGTCCAAGCATTCTTTGAGCGTCATCGGCCCGATAGCGAAAAAGAAATAGTTGGCTGAAATACCAAGCTTGTGCAGAATAGTATAAGTTTGGTAACCGTTTGGCGTTGCGGTTCCTTCGGGGTTGTGCCATCGGTAATACTGATCTGCGTTTAATCCAGTTTTTTCCATCCAAATTGTTTTGGTAATACCCAACGTGCTAAAAATATGGAGCACATGATCAATTCCCTCTTGGTGATTCCAGCGATCTTTTGTCACATAAGCATGTTGGTTACGGGTGGTTTTGTGGATCTCGTACAAATCAAGCTGATTTTGTATTTCGTGCATTAAAGTTAAGTGATCCGCCATAGTACTGCTCCCTCTATGTATGCGTAGAGATAACATATAGAGAAAACGGCGTGACGGCTATCTGAAAGAATGAGTATTTTTCTGGAATTATGAGTTTTACAAAAACAACCTCCCCAGAAGGAGAGGTTGCTGTCTTTAGCTTGCCCTAAACCCGCATTGTATCCATCCTCCAGCAGGGCCTGAAGTTGGTATTTCACTAAAGAATGCGACTAAGTTACCGGTTCTTACGCTGTAGATATGGTATTCATCGTCAGTTAACTCAGGGTCTAAACCATATTCATCTAATTGAAGGATGAACTCGCTGAGCTCGTCAGCAGAGTATTCGTGTCTAAAGTGGTTTTGTTGCAACTGTGCGTTCATATTATTTCCTCGATGGTGACATAACCTTTAGATAATGCAGCGCCACTCTTTCAGCACGCGCTAGCGCACGAGCTTCAGAGGTGTCACTGGGTATCTCAGGTATGGAGTGCCATTTATCGATGATTGCATCGAGATGGCGGTTAATGGGTATCTCATTGGATGTTAAAAACATACGACTCCCTGGTAATGGTTAATAGTGATTGGGCAATACCCATTTCTACGCGGGACGCGTTTTCTTTTCTGAGAAAAATCGAGGACCACTTTTTTGCTACGTTTTGATTTTGAGTTGGACGAGTTGGACGGATCGGGGCAAACCCAGTGGTAGCAAGGGTTTCAGCCGTCCAACTCCAATTTGCCGAGTTGGACGGATTAGGCTAGCTGGGCGGAAAAAACAACTATCCCAGGTGGGATAGCTGCTTAACGATTACTAAAGCTCTTCCCATTCAATGTGGTGAGTTTTAAGCCAATCAGTAAGAGGCTCATAAGTGTTACCCCATCTGTTAGCACGTACAGACGTGTCAGGGAAATCAGGGTGACCACCGTCAGAGACCCAATTAATGCCGGGAACTCTTAGGCAAGGATCGTCCTTTTGAAGCCAAAGGTAATGGTCTTCTGACCAAGCATCGTCTGGATTAGCTAGATGTACTAGCCTTGCTTTCTCAACCTGTTCTGGCTGGCCTTTTGTAAAAGTTTGAAACTGCATACCTGCGGCAGTTGCTGCTTGTCGATTAAAGAATACGTCTAAGCCCATGGCTATCTCCAAGTAAAAACTCCCTTAAAAGGGAGCTTCGTCAGTATCACACTCGATTGTATTGAACACGAGGGACGTTGGGTCTTCATAAGTTGGTCCTATGAATATCCAACCGTGTTCAGAACAATCGGCGCAAAGTTGGTCCAATTCGTTATCTGCAAAGAAGGGTGTCTTGCAGTTAGCGCAGTGGAATGTGGAAAAATGTATCTCAGATTGAGACATAACTAACTCCTAATGAAGGCAGAGTTGCCATGCCTTCGGCGGAGCCGTTTTAAAAAACAACTACCCCTTAACGGGATAGCTGCTCAAATATCTAAAATGTTCGTGAAAAAGGGAACCCCAAAGCTTGTCAATAGCCGCGTCTTCTACGAAGCCTACAGGTAGTAACGAGTAGGCGTAGTCGCGTTCTGCGGTCACGTCGTTAAGCAGGCGTTGAAGACGGTCGAGTTCCTGTTTGAGAGCCTTTGCTTTGCTGTACTTGAGGTTGTATAAAGACAGCAGCGCATTAAGCTCTGCCATGCCAGGGTCATGCATTGTACTTTCATGCAGAAGCTTGTCGCACTTAAGCTTGAACCATTCTACCGTACCTTTATTCATGACAGACCTCCACAGTAGACAGACCTCCACAGTAGACAGGGCCCTCATCAGGTGCGTTATAGCAGTACTGCTCATCGTCCATTATATTCTCGCAGTATTCTATTGTCGTATAACCATCACCGAACATTTCACCACCACAATCAATACAATTAATAAACGGTATATCTATTTTCATGACAGACCTCCAAGGTCATCGATGATTACGAGGGCCAAGCCCAATCCCCCAAGAAGAGGGATGGAGCAGACCCAAAGAACTAACAGTAGTTGTGGAGTCCTCATACAGAACTCCTTGGGATGCGCGTGAATACGCCAGCGTAGTAATCGGAAGGAACCAAAGGCCAGTCACGAATACCGTCAAAGCATTGAATGCCTGGTATCGCTCGACTCCACGCTTCTAACGGACACATCATAAGAGTCTCAACACCATATCTGTCTACCAGCAAGACAGACGCTGGTAAGTAAGGCACGTAAGTAGCGCCGTTTTTATCTGCATTATCAAAGTAGTCCCAGCAGAGGAACCCAACAGCGACAGCTGCTATTACTAATATACCTAACAACAGTAAGCCTTCATTAAATGTAGCCATAAGTATCTCCAGTTTCTAACAAATTGTTTAGGCGTGAGTTCGCCACAATCAGGGTGTCTCGCAGTTCTGCGAAGTGAATGTTATTGGGCCCGTATGGACTGTCGTAGAGTTCGTAAGCAGCTTCGATAACTTCATAACGTGCGTCATCAAGTGCCTCTTGAAGTTGAGGGTCGTTAACCGAGTAATGTGGTACATGAATATCAAAGGACATGGTGATACCTCCTGTAGACAGCAGAATTGCCATTACTCACGCGGAGCGTTTTATGAAGTGTAAAAAAACACCACTACTCCCGTTTCACTGGAGCTTCTTCGTCTCCAAGGAGTAGTGGTGTAGTGCATTGGTGAGTAAGCACACAGTGGATACATTTAGTGGACAAGTTAACTGCCGCATTGGTTGGCAATCTTGAACGCCTTCTTACTAAGGCAGTGGAACA